TACTATGTAATTGCTCCTGGCAGAAGCACCCTTGCAGGTGGTGAAGATTACTCTGGTACATCATTCTTTGATGGCAGTGATATGACCAGATTGATGCTTGCAACCTCTAAGGAGAATGCAGCTGCTGGTGCATACATCTACGCATCTGAAACTGATGCAATTGATAAGGATGTTGAGATCGATCTCTACCAGTTTGTCCTAGATGACAAGTATGATCTTCATAACTATGAAGGTTCATTCAGAGATATTGGTGGTGTTGTTAATGGAATCAAAACTAATGTAGCACACATCTTTGACGTTCCTAATGCTTCTACTACACTGCAGAAAGCATTCATCAGAGCTGTTGAGGGTGGAGATCTACCACTAGTTGCAACCTCCTTGGCAAATGATCCTCAGGTTGCTATTACTGATCAGAATAATGCTAACGTTGGTAGAGTCAATCCTAACATTGAATTCTATACTCGTTATCAGACACCTACTGTAATTACATTACACAAAACACCTGCTGATGCAATTAACAATGTAAACTCGATTGCATTTGCACCTGGTCAAAATCTCCTAGATTTCAAGATCTATGCTAACAAGCGTCGTTCACCAATGCGCTTCGATCCTGGCTTCACTGATGCTACTGCAACCAATGGTAAGTGGTACATTCAGTGTAAGGATGAAGTAACTAGTTCACAAGATCCTTCTAACAATATCTTCTGGAGAATTGGTCAGAATGATTACTCTGATAGACAGAGATCCACTGACATGTGGTATGAGCGTCTAGAAGATACTCGTGATAAGGATGAAAGAACATACAAGATTCGTATGGTCATTCCTAAGTATCTTGAGAACGCAAGAGATCCTATCAATGGATTTGTTCTTAAGACAAGAACTGATGACACACGTAAGTTAGTACCACAGAAACTCCTACTAAAACCAGTTGTAGGTAGTGTATATCGTGCTAGATTCCAGAATCCACTAGATGCTAGTGAATTGATTGGTGATACAACTGGAACCTATGATCCATACAGAAAGGCAATTGCAGGAAACACACAAGAGTTCAGAGCATTTGCTAAGTTTGCATCTGGTATTCAGGCAACAATTCAATCTGGTCGTGTAGTTACTGATAGTTTAGATGATAACATCAATTATCTAGAATTGACAGTATATGACCATGCTGTTGATACTAAGAACTTCCCTGGCTTAAGAAACGAGACATTTACCACAGTTAAGATTACTGCTCCTCAGGGTGGTAGTTTTGTATCCAGTAAGGTTGATAATCAATCTTCAGATCCTAATGCTATTAGTTTCTCTGGTAATTCCTCTGGTATTGCAAACGTCCATGCATATTACAGTGTAAATGGTGACAACTATCTAATCATCAAGAACATCCGTAATGGTGATCTAGAGTACAGTGAGTATGCTAACACAAGATTCCAACAGGGCAATGTCTTTGCTGACATGCTTGAGGATCAGGACATGGGCAAATCCCTACCTCTGAAGACCCAAATTGCAAAAAATAATCCTGAGTTTTTCTACAAGCAAAACGGCGCTAACGTTTATACTATCACACCAGGTGATCGTATTCAGGATGACGCTGGTGTTGAATACTATGTTGACACTGTTGAAGATGTTGGAATCATTGAAGATACATTCTATATCTTCGGATATGAGACACTAAAACGCAGAATTGCAGGTCAACAGGATGGTGTATACTATCTAACTGCACTTCGTGGTAACATTTCACCATTCCCAACTGGTGCTGGTGTAACTAACAACTTCAAGAAGTTTAAGTTCTCTCAACCAGTCAGCAAACTATATCCTCTGAACTACAGAAACGATCCTCTCTGGTTCAAGAACTCTGGTACTAGTCAGAAGGAGAAAGATTACTATGCTGGATTAATTGATCCACCACAAGCATACTCTGCTGCTGATAACTATATTCATGGTCTTGTCGCAGTTAACGACTTTAAGAACTCTACAACCAGAGAAATGGTTGCAGACCTTACAGAACAACCTGCATTCATTAACAACACATATACCATCCAAGCACAAGATGGTAATGCTGCTGCTGGATCTGAACAGAGATTGATTCCTATTGGTGGTGATGGTAATGTTTCCTTCACAGATCAACGCTATTATGTTGAACTTAGAAGACCATCTATTGCTCGTGCAGGTAACCACACGTTTGAATACCTTGGATTCGGTCCAGGTAACTACTCTACTGGTCTCCCAGCACGTCAGGAAGTAGTCCTAACACCTGATGAGGACTTCTACGCACAAAGTAAGAAACAAGACGCTGGTATCGTCTTCTACACTGGTATCAACTCACAAGGTGACTTGTATATTGGTAACAGAAGAATCAATGCTATTACTGGTGAAGAGACATTCATCGATCAAGCATCTCTACAAGATGATGGAGACGAGGATGATGTACTAGACGGTCTAGTTACCACCTTCGATACACCTGTAACATTCAATAAGAATATCACAGTTGTTGGTGGTGATGGAGAACTAGTCAATACATTTGAATCTCCTATTACTATTGCAGTTCAGGATGCTGATCTAACACAGGCAAGAGATGCACTGATTATTCGTTCTAATGTAACTTCTATTGATCCTGTAACTCAACTAGAGCAAGATGAGGGTCTTGATAGAACTGCATTCACACCTCCAACTAAGGGTGATATCAGAATCAGTAAGAACAAAGTTGCTGCTGCTATCTTCGCATTCAATGCTAGAGGAGATGGTCAAGAGTATCAGTTCTTAACGCATACTGTTAATGGTGTTGCTACTAACATCACTCCTAACCAATCTCCATTGATTGCAGCGGGTGGTTCTAGAATTGATGCAGCACAGTATATCACTTATGGTGGTGTACTACCTGCTCCTGGCGATGTTCTATACAAGGGATCTGAAGTTGGTAAGAATGGATCCGTTTCTTGGATTCTTGCTAACTACTTCGCAACCATTGCTAACAACCAGATCGATAATATCGAGTTTGACGGTACTAACATCGTTAAACTATCGTTTAGAGATTTTGCTAGTGGTGTTGCACTTGAAGTTGGTGCTGACATTGGTATTACTTCTGCTTCTCAGATCAGAATTAAGAACTTCTGGTATGATAATGAACTAAACCTAACATGGAGAGTATTTGCTGCTAAACCTGGCGATCCATTTAACCCAGCAAACAACTACTGTCACTTCCAAGTTATTAAGCAAGTACCACAGGATACTCAGGCATGGGAAGATATTATTTCTAATACTCCTAATGATTCTAATGGAAATCCTGGTACTCCACCAACTATTGAGTTCTCTAACGCTAACTTCAAAGAACTTGGAGTTATTGGTGCTGAAGCACTTAGAACTGAAACCGAGAGTATTGGTGAGTATAAGTTAGGTATCAACACTGTTGCTCGTGCTCCACATAGTGCATACACAAATGCATGGGTTGATAACCTTACAACTGATCCTCGTGCAAACCTCGATGTTGTTGGTAACGCATTCATCAGTGGTAGAGTTACAGGTGACTTCTTAGATCACACTAACTTCGCTGATCGTGATAAGACAGCAATTGATAACGCACTATTGATTGGTGGTGATAGTTCTGCTCCTAATGATGAGGCAGTTCTACGTGTTGCTACTACAAACGGTGGTCGTGTTGGTATCAACGTACCTAACTCTGAACTTGATAGAGCACTGGTTGTTGATGGTACATCTAGATATACTGATGATGCTCGCTTTGAGCATGACATCGAAGTCAATGGTGATGACGGTGTAATTGCTGAGATCAGAACTTCTCAGACATCTGGTACATTTAACCTTGTAACTGACGCCACATTTGTTGGTACATTAAATCTTGCTGGTGCTGCTGGAACCTTAAACATTGGTTCTACTACAACACTAACTCAGACACTAAACCTAGTTAATACTTGTGTTGGTGACCAGTTCATCAATATTGGTACTTCTTCTGCACACAGTAACATCTTCTTAGGTACTGTTCCTGAGAACGTTACTACAAATATCTCTAAGGTAGAGATTGGTGGTGCATATACTAACACTAACGAAGACCTATCTTACACTAAAGTTAAGACCAGAAACTTCAGAGTTGATGGTGATATGTGGCTTGGATTCCGTAGAGGAATTGGTGATGATGTATCACTGAAGTCACAGGCATCACAGGTTGATTTCTTCTCTAACACTGGTGGTCCTTCTATTCTCAACTTTGCAACTAATGCATCTGAGATTAACATCGCAGGTCAGGGTGGTACAACTACAATCAATAACCAACTAAAAGTTATTGCATCTGCACAGTTTGATAGTAATATCACACTATGTGGTGGTGTTGCTTCCTTCTCCTTCAATGGTGCTAGAGGACAACTTGGTTCTACGATTTCTGCTCATGATGATGGTATTATCAGTGATACTTTATTCGATAAGAATATTGATATCTTGAATGTTATCGTTAAAACTCCTAGTGAAGAAGGATATAACGAAGTTGATACCGCAGGTAGCGGAGATTGGGGTGGTGCTGCATATCAAAATGCAATCACTAATATTGGTGGAACACCTGTTGTTGAACCACAGACACTTGGTGCTCTAACTGGTGATGAGTATTATCTACCACTTCTAAATTCACCAGTCAAAGCAAATGGTGATCCATACTTCTCCACTAACGATTATCTCTTAATTGATAGTCCTGTTAATGGTGCTAGTGAGCATCCAGAACTTGTACAGATTGTTGAACTATCAAGAATTAATGTAGCACCTTACTATGTTAAGGTCAAGCGTCAACCTATTGGTACATTCACTACAGTTCTTACTAATCACCCAGATAGAACTGAGATTTACAGAGTAAATGTTCAGTTTGATGCCACATGGACAGAACAGGCACTTGATAACAATGGTCCTAATGATAATGTATACCTTGCTGAGTTTGGTGGTGTTCTAACTTCTAATGATTATGTTGTTATTGGTCGTGATGATGGCGTACCTGCAGGTGATGGTATTGATGACTTTGGTGAAGTAATCAAGGTTATTACTCCACTATCTGCTGAAGTTCAGAAGTTTAGAATTTCTGGCGATTGTTCTAATCCTGATGCTGATGTATTCGTTGTTGATTCTACAACAGGTGATACTTACATTGGTGGTGACGTTACTGTTGAAGGTCAACTCAATCTTGCTGGTGGTTGTGGAACTATTAGCAGAGGAACAATCACTGGTAACTTAACACCACTCACTGATGATGTTGTAACCAGATATATTACTGGAGTTAATGCTACTGACATTGCTAAGGTTAAAGTTGGTGATACTGTCAAGTTCACTAATGCTGTTAACGCTACAATGTTTGGTGATACTAGAATTGAGGAGATTGATGCTACTCAAATCTTACTAACCAAACCAATTGTTCTTAATGCTGGACTAACTAACGTTGTCTTCACAGTTGTTAAGAACGAAGAGTTTATCATCCAGAATGGTAACGATCAAAACACTCTATACTTCGATACATGTGCTGCTACACTAGAGGTTGGTAATCAGTTTAGAAGATTAGATATCTCTAGAGTTCTTCCTTCTACTGAAGCTATTGCAACTACAACTGCAAGATATAGTGGTAATGAATCTGATATTAGAATTTACTCTTATTGGGTAGATCCACAGGTCATTAACCCTAATGGTCCTAACACGACTCTATCTGCAGTTGCTGCTACTGGAGCTATTGCTGGTTCTGTTTATCTAACATGTAACGCTATTGGTGAAGGAACTGGTAGATTTGAAGAAGGTGACTTAATCTTAGTCGGTAACCTTGCTGATATTGCTAGCGGTGGTATTTCTGGTAATGAATTTGAAATCATGGAAGTTGCTGCAGTTGATGTAGCAGGTAAGGTTCTAAGATGTCTACCAGCTAAGGAAGGAACAACTGCTAATGCATTAACAGATTATCAACCTAGCACAACATCTGTACAGAGAATCCTCAGACACCCTGAATCATCTAACCTCATTGATATTGAGACAAGACAGCGTAATAACACTGACTTCTGCTCTATTATCATTGATAATGGTAGAATTGCACAAACCAAGTTTGATTATCTAAACTGGTTCCGCTTCTATGATAAGGCAAATAATTCTAACGAACTATTCTTTGTCAATGGTGGACTACTAGGTAAGGTTCATACACCTACTGGAATGGATGAAACCATTCAAGATGGTACTATCACACACAGAAATGGTGATCTAATCCTTAATAAGGACTTAACCATGTATGGCGGTACAGTTACCGTCAAGGATTCTGTTGGTAAGACCAATATCCTACAGGTTGTTAATGATGATGGTCACGCAGATCACTCTGGTTCTATCTACTTTGACGCTGGTGTCATTGGTAGAGGTGATATCAAACTATACTCTTCCTTCGGTCCAGAAGAAGTTCTAACTGTTGGAAATGAAGTAACATTCCAAGTTGATATCTATGGTGATGCTAAGATCAGTAATTCCTTACAAATTGTTGGCAAGGCAACTGAAACACCATCTAAGACAGCACAATTCCAGTTAAATAACTTAGGAACCAATGGTGCTGATGACTTCATCATCAATAGAGATAATTCTATTGACTCATTTGGTATCACTAACTTCTACACCAGCACTGGTGGTAGACATGCACGTTACATTTCCTCTGGATCTGACGCTGCTGATCTAAATCTAGAAGCTAACATCACATACTTCGCTAATGTAAGTGATCAAACTAACTTGATCTGTTACTTACCTGAAAATCCACAGACAGGAGATGAAGTAAGATTCGTTGAAGTTGGTGGTAACCTAGGTTATGATACAATGCTAATTGTTAGAGCACTAACTCCAAATACTAAGGTACAAGGAGATGCTGGAGGAACTACAATTGGATTAGGTGGAACAACTCCTTACAATTCTGGTGAACTGGTAGTACAAACAGCAAATGCTGGATTTACTCTGGTTTACTTAGGAGGAACAGATTCACAGGGCACCATCGTTTCTTCTTCCGTACAAGGATGGTGGTTAAGAGAGGTCTAATTAATGGCATTCTATAATAGAGTTAAAGCAAGTAAAATCGCCCCGATAGGTACTATCATACCTTGGACGGGCGGTACTGGTCAAGGCAATCGTGCTGAAGATGTTCCTAAAGGTTGGATTATCTGTAGTTTAGGTAATGCTGTATTGAAAGCTGCTGATTATCCTCTCTTGGCAGCAACATTAGGGAACCAGTATGGACCATTCCCAGAAGATGGTTCTAGTTTTGAACTAGGAGTTAATTTTGGATTGGTTAATAATTTTCCATATAATGGAGATTCAGCACTAGGACATGTTGATCAGTTTGGACTACCAAACTTAAATCAATTAGCACTGGTTGATATTGAGGGATCTAGAATTGCATCTACTGATCTCTTACATATTGGACAGTATATTGGTCGTAATGGTCCTGATGCTACACAACCACCTATCTTATTAGAATCAGATGTAGATATCACATTCACAATGGAACCATCTTCTACCCTAGCAGGTAGAATTACTGGTATCACAATGGATGAACCAATCTACTTTGACACAATTTATACTATTCCTAGAAAACTAGGTATTGAACATATTCCAGAACATGGTCATAGACCAGCTAGTGCTTCTGATTTTGATCAATTCTGGTCTGCATCTGCTGCTGGTAATGGTGTTATGGAATTCTTACCAGGTAGTGGATTAAAAGACGATAGTAAATATCTTTCTATTGCTCCTATTGGACACAAGAGTAATAATAGTGAGGCACATAGATTTAGACCAGGTACAAGAGATATTACATGGTTTGATGCAAATGATGGTGGTATGTCCATGGTTGATGGATCCATCAGACAGTTTGTTGATCCTACATTAGAATTGATTCCTGCTGTTCCAGATAATGATAGATCTATTGAAGAGAGACCATATATTTCTTTCAGAAGTTGGTCTGCATCAAGTGATACACAGTTTGGATATCAGGATGACAATCGTGCTATGCCAGACATCCAAACACAAGCACACGTTCAGGCATTTCCACCAGGTGGATATTATAACTCTGCTAGAAACTATTATGCTTCTACTGATATTCCCGTGTTTCACAGGGGTGGTTTAATGCCAGAAGCAAATATTGAAGATACTAGTTATGATGCTGGTGGTGGTGAGCAACAACCGATAAATAGTGCTGTAACAGATACCTATACTACAACACTAAATCATCCAGGTGAAAGATGGTCAGATGATGCATTGAAGTCACATAATCATGATGCAATGGAAGTAACTATGTCTAGAGGTAGTCTTTCTATTCCATCTACGATTCTAGTTAATGATATTTCCACTGGTACAACTGCACCATTATCTGTAGACACAGCATTGAGTGTTCAAATTAATAATAACACTCCTTCGTTAACTATGCTATACATTATCAGAGCTTTCTAAGATGCCAGCATTTTATAATAAAGAAAAATCTAAGCATGGGACGATGACGGGATCGATCATTTCGTTTCCAATTCAGTTATCCGAGGATGATCCTAAAGGCACCTCTAATTTAGAGTTAGTTCCTGCAGGGTATCTTAGATGTGATGGTAGAATATTATTTGCTGTAGAATATCCAGAACTAGCAGCAGTGTTAGGCACTGGTAATGGTACTAGGTTTTTGAAAGAAGGTCAGGCAATTAGTGATAATCAATTTCAGTTGCCAGATTTAAGAAACAAACATATTAGAGCTACAACTTCTTCTAACATTGGACAATATAATAATCTTATTGTTCAGGATCAAAACAATGAGGATGTTTTTAAATCTGGTATTGGATTGGATGTTGTTCAGAACATTGAGAGTCCATACTTCCTAACATATACTGGTGACTTTTATATTCCTCCACAAACTGTTGATTTGAGAGGAGAACCAAGATTTACAGTTGACACTGGTGTATACACATCTAGTATTGAAGTACCTGCAAATGCATTCCAACCACACATGCACAGGTCATCAACATTTAGAGCGAGACAAAAAGATAGAAATGGAAACTTTTTTGGTGCTAGACAAAGAAACCATGAGAGAACAAGATCTTCACTGAACGTATGTCAGTGGTGGGAGAATACAGCACAACCATTATGTTATTATCAGTGGTCTAACTTATCTGTAAACGGAAACTCAGGATATCAGGATAAGACACTGATTGGATCTACTGATTATGAATACTATGGTGCATGTTTCACTGGTTGTTTAGGATTTACATCTGCTAACTTCTGCTTATGGCCACAGGATGGAGATTTCTGTCCTGAAGTTAATAATACAGATTTTGACTTTAGAAAAGAAACTACTGGTGATCCTGGTCCATGTAATAGTGGTGATCTTTCTACGGGTGATGATGTTACTCTAGGTAATATCACATACGAACCAGAATTATATCAGAACTGTGATTGTAGAACAATTCTTGGTATTTGTTTTGGTGGATATAATGGTCAAACTAGTCAGGGAATCGATTCAGATGATTTGACTAACTTTGGTCCTGATTTTAATGATGATAGCACAGCACTACCATTTACATCTGTGGATGAAGAATCATACACAACTATGTCATCTGGTGTGGCTAACATTACTACTACAACAGGTGAATTTGGTTCTGATGGTGTTCACAGACATAGATTAGATTTTGAATCTGATGAACCACATACTTTTCAAATGAAAACAAGAGCAGCATTTGCTCGTGCTGATAGTGGACTAACATCTAGGATTACTATCACAAAGAATAATGAACCAAAGGCAGATAAATACATTCAGCCATACATTGTAACCGAGTATCTAATTAAAGTCTGACATGGCACAATACAGGAATCCATACGCTAATTTCTACACTGATAAGACAGGATCCTATATGTCCATAGGAGGCATTGTACCTGTTTTAGTTGATAGTTATTCAACAGATACTGGTGGTTCAAACACAGGTGAGGGTAGTGCAGGAGAGACCATGCACTATGCTTATCGCAATTGCATGTACTGTGATGGAGCACAGTATGAGATTAAAGATTATCCTTTATTATATGAGAAGATTGGTAATAACTATGTTACCTTAACTTCTGAAAGAATTCAAAATAATGCTATCAGATCAAGTGTATCAGGAGATCCTGGTACAGTATACAGAACATTTGTTGATGGTAGTAATGTATTCGTAGAAATTTATGCACAACCAATAGCAGGAACTAATAGCTATGAGAGAGTAATTCCTAACAATGCTAGTTTAACATTTGATGCTCTTGGTGACTATCCTACTGCTAATGGACAGGTAAACGAAGCCAAGGCATATAGATTAGAATATTCTGATTCATATCAGTCATCTGCTGCTATTGTTGGCACCCATGTTTACAGGATGCTTCTTAACTATGATCCTAGTAATCTTGGTGGTGGTGGAGGAACACCAGGTGGTACAGTTAGTTGGAACTTAACATCAACGTCTTTAATTAATACTAACGCTGGTCCTATTCTACCATTAGTTAACTATGGTACAATTCCTGCAGTTGATCCTGGTACATTCGATCCTCTAACTGGAACAGGTTATCCAACAGGATACACTCAGTATCCAACTGCAGATAATGATACTATAGCTATTTCTTGGGCAAACTTATCTGGTATGCCTACAGGATTCTCTGTTGACACATATGAATTAGTATTAGAAGATTTATCTATTACTGAATTTAAACACTGGCACATTCAAAATATTCCAAGCACAGTAAATGGATTAACTGTTAACCAAGCAATTCCAGCAGGAGCAACATTACTTCAAAATAGTGTTGAAGCTACATCTTTAGGTTCTGCTCCTGATTGGGTTAATAATGGTTATTCAGGACCACAACCACCATCAGGAGAAAAGCATACTTACAGATTACATGTCAAAGCAATTCTAACAGATGCTCAGGAATTAGTAACTCACATTGATTTCACTGCTGGTAGTGGTGGTTTAATTCCTAACTTTAATAGACCACCAATATTCACTGATAACTTTGTTGTTACTGGTGATGATGATGGTGTTGTTGGAACAGATTTAAATGTAGTTATTGGTAACTTAGCAAACCAACCAACTATCAAAATCAGAAAGGCATTTGATATGAGAGATTTGCCTTATGTGATTGGTAAGTTTAGAGTACCTGATTACAGAGAAAGAAAATTAATTGGTTATGGTGAAGGTGTAAATGGTTCTGGAACTCCTCTAGTTGGTGATGCTGTCACTATTAAAGTTGGTGATACTGGAGGTCAGTGGTATATTGGCACAGATGTTATTGAAGATCCAGCTGAATTCTATCAAATCAGTGATGTATTAACAACAGGGTATGGTGATGTTGAGACACTGGTACAACCATTCCTGATTGGTGAGAAAAAGTATACAGTTGGTCCTATTCAAGATTATATCTTTGCAAGACCATCAGTACACTCACACCAACTCCTTCATAGTGAACCAGATGATGCAACATTTGCTAATGTTCCTGGTGCTGACGTATTTACTACTGGATATAATAGAATTCGTGGTTATATTAATAACTTTATTCCTAATGGTCTTAGTGAAACAAAAGGACACTCACATGGTTTATTAGGATATAGACCATTAAGTCCTAGAACTGCAACATATGGAAACGTTGATGGTATTGGTTTAAGAGAACCAACTAACGCTGTTGATGACACGTTGGTTGATGTCAATGATGCATCACTAACTTGGAATTTAAGTGGAACTGCATTTATTAACTGGGGAACTGGTTTTGGTGAGGGTGGTGGATTTGCTTCACCAGGTAGTGGTACACAATACCTTGCTTTTGGTACGCCAGGTTCTATCACATTCAACACTTTCCAAGCAACCAGACAAGCAGCACTAACTATTGCTGCTCAAGATTATTCAACATTCTATGTTCTAGCAAAAGGTGGCAATGATAGTAATGGTGGTGAAAGAGTTAATGACTCTGGTGATAATTTAAGAATTAGATTCCGTTCACCAAATGTTAATGGTAACAGTCCCACAGCATGGGAAGAGTTGATGGAATCTGCTGGTACATATAATACAAATAATGGTACTACTGGATTTGCTGCATATGATAACTCATACGCTGTATGGAAGAACAGAGAAGTTACTATTCCAACAGCATATAGAACTGCAGCTGCTCAACCTATCACGATTGAGATGATACAAACTCCAGACACTAAAGTTTCTGGTAGTGATCCTCGTGGTGAATATATTGGTGCAGGTAATAGTACAGAAAACTTAACTGGTATTGCAGGAGATCCACCAGGTGCTAACTTTGCTCCTAATGGTCATGATACTTTTGGTATTGCAAAGATTGGTTTACGTAATGGTTCAGGTGGAGCATGGGATGGATGTTATAACTACAAGATTACTGAAGCAGGAGCTATTCCATTCAGTACAGCATCTGCAGATGGATCACAAATAACAGTTGTATTCCCTGGTACACATAATTTTGCTATTGGTAATAATGTTGTTATCTCCAACGCATCAGGTGGATTGAATGGTACATATGAAATCATTACTGATGGTTTTAGTGCATCATCATTCAAAGCAAATACAACTAAGAATGGATCTAGTTCTGCTGGTACAGTACGACTTGCTTCTGGATACTTCCAAGAGTTTCCTGTCACTCCTACACCAAAAGTTTGGGTTGTTGATAATAACACCAGCATTGGTGGTAAAGAAATTATTGTTATTGAACCAGGTGTAGGTGAATTAAGAATTGATGAAACCATTGACAGTGGTACAGCAAACATTGCTGCATCTGAAGGTGGTGATAACATCACATCATACATCATTGAAATGGCAGGTGGTGGTGGAGGTGGTGCAGGATCCACTGGAAATGGTGGAAATGGTGGCACAACATCGGTCACGTTAACAGTTGATGGTACACCATATACTATTACAGCGAATGGTGGTAATGGAGGAACCTCTGGTAATGGTGGAGGTGCAGGTGGTTCTGGCGGACAATATTCAATTCCTGCTGCATTATTTGCTGATCCAAGATTCTCATTTGAAACCTCAGTTAATGGTGCTGGTGGTACAAGTGGTGGATCTGCTAATGGTGCTAGCCCAGCAGGTGGTGGCGGTAATGTTTTTGGAGATCGTGGAGTTGGTGGTAATGGTGGATTTAATACATTCACTACCAATGGATCTTATAGTACATCATCTAGTAATAATGGTAGTTTTAATACTAGTTCAGTTCCAGGTATGCCTGCAGGTGGAACTGTAACTAGCGTTAGTTTCGATATCTCTGGTGGTGCAGGTGGTAATGGTCCACCAAATGGTCAGGCAGGTTGTAGTACAGTTGGTGGTACAGGATCGCCAGGTAGAAGAGTTACTGGTGTAATTTCTGGTAGTCCTGGTAATATTGAATGGATTATTGGTAGAAAAGGTGGACAAGGTGTTAACCAACAATCTGGATCTGTTGGTGAACCTGCTGCTGCAGGTGGTGGCGGTGCTGCTAATGGTGGTGGATCTGGTACTGGTGCATGGGGTAACGGTGGATCTGGTGGAGGTGGCGGTGGTGCCACACGTCTATCAATTAATACTGGTAATGTAGCTGGCGCTGGTGGCGGCGGTGGCGGTGGCGGTACTGGTGGTGGAGACAATAATGGTTCTGCACCAGGTGGTACTGTTGACCCATGTTGGACTGGTGGATCTGGATTAGGTCCATCTTCAGGATTATTTGTTGGCAATCCAATTGCATTTAATGGTGGTGGACAAGGTGGATCCAAAGGTTGTACCTCTGGCGGTGGCGGAGGAGGCGGCGGTGGTTGCGGTCCCTCTGGTGGTGGTGGAGGTGGCGCAGGTGGTGCCGCTGGTGCTGGTCACGTTAACACTGGATCTGGATCTGGTGGTAATGCTGGTAGATCTGCTGTCAACAGTTCTATTGTTACATCATATTCTGAATCTAATGGATCTACTGGAGATGGATATGTATCATTAACTGTAAACTATCAATCTACAGGTAATAATCCATCTGGTGGTGGCGGTGGTGCTGGCGCTGGTTTGACAATTTCTATTCAACCACAAACTACAGATGATGACATTACAACTGCATTTGCTGTTTCTGTAGGTGGCGGTGGTAATGGTGGATCAGGTGGTGGTAATAATGGATCAGGTGGTAGAGTTAATATTCGTTGTTTTGGACAATTACCTGGCGAAGATAATGTTGTAGGTATCACAGATCCTGGTGGTAGATACTGGGATGTTCCTGGTTTCCCTCAAACAGGATATATTATTAGTGGTAATCCTACTAACAGTGACATCTGGCATTCTGCTTCTGATGGTGTAAATGTTGTTGGTTCAACTGGTGATAACTTCCCACTAGCAAGTAATATTACAAACAGTTTATCAAATAGAAATATCAGATTCAGTGGTTCTGGTAGTAGATTCCTTCAGATTGGTCCTCTTAATTTAACAAACGCAGACCAAATCACAATGGGTATTATTAAAGGTAATGGTTCTAATGGTGGTGATACACCAGAAGAGGCATTAGTTGTATACTTCAAAACTAGTTTAGAATCTACATCAGAGACACCATTACAAGCAATTGCACAACCAGGAAATATATCTGCATCTGGATGGGTTAACTATTCTATTCCTCTAGATGAAGAGAGTGCTGCAAGAGCTAACGGTGTATATTTGGTTGTTAGACAAACAAGACCAGCAGCATCTGGTGATAATGATGATCCTTCTGAAGGAGATAGCAATGATAACTGGGGTATTGGATTATTTGGTCTAAGATATGCCACATTCATTGATAGAGTATTCGTTCCAACATTAAATGCAACGTTGCCTGGTAATGAAGGAACGTGTGGTCCTGATGATGGTGTTAATGAAGTTCGTAGAGTTGTTAGTGCTGGTGCATCAAACATCAGATTTACTGATGGTACATTGAACTTATCAACATCAACTCCAGTGTCTGTTCTTGGAACTGCACGAGTACAGGAAACTCTACCATTAGTAACCAAGTATCATAGGGCAAAGTACCTGATCAAGGCATTATAAGATAAATAACACATAAAGAACTGAAATACTAATGGCGTCTTCTAGCACTGCACAATTAGTTTTTAACGCTTTTGATAGGGTTATCACCTATCAGGGAGTTACAAAACAATTAAATGATGATTTCTGGGATACCCAGATCTCTCCAATTATCAGACCCCTATGGGATTCTGATAAGGATCGACTTGAGTTGTTTGTGTATCGTGAAGATGGTACTTGTTTGATTCAAAGATCTAAGTATAGAAGAGATCATAGAACAAAGACAAGTAAATGGGTATCATATGAATTCGATCCTAATGGTATCGAAGAGTATAGTTCTTCTAATCTGTATGACAAACTAAGAGAGAAGTTCTTTGAATTTAAGGACATTTCTGAAGCAGAGTATGAGAAGGCAGTTCGTAGAAAGATTGAAGAAGCAAATATCCTCAGTTGGGATAAAGTTCTATTGGTAAGAATGTTCTTGTTAGGTGATTGTGATTGGACACAGTTAGGAGATAATGGACTGACTGATGAGAAGAAAGCATTGTGGTTAGCATATAGAGCATGGATTAGAGACAATCCTAGAACAAATGCACAGAAACAAGATGCTGAGACAGCATACGATGTTATCTTCCCTATCACACCAGATGAATATCTAAAAAGAAAAGCAACTGGTTTAGATGAGAGCACTGTAGCTAGATATGGTCAGCAAGGTAATGATAAAGATTATCTTGACAGTGACTTCCACTTCTGGAAACTATCAGCTAACTCTCTATCATACTTCGCTCAAAAGATGAGTGTTTACTTAGTTCTATCAACTATCACCAGAGATACAGGTGAAGGTAAGTTTGGTAGAATTGACGTTAACAAATATAGAGAGAGAATTAACTCTTATGCTAGTGAGGAAGAGAGAAAGAGATTGAATGGTGCTCAGTATAATGATGGTGAAATGATCACCAGTGAAACTGTAGAAGAGAAAGGTGAAGCATGGTTGGATGACCTTATTTCTAGAATTGAAGCAGGAGAAGTATAATGTTAGTATCAATGAATGCTCAGCGATTATATGAAGTGATTCATTATTTCGCTAAGGAAAAGAATAAGCATATCTTAGTCATCGATACATCTACATGGATGGCATTGGATGATACAAAGAAAGCTACTGTTAGAACATACTATGAGGATTTCTTACCTATCGATGAGATTGGAGAAATCTTTGCTGAGAGATATACATTCTATGAATTCAATGATCAATCATCTGCTATTGATACTGCAAACGAGTGGTTCCCACTATCAACACAGTTAGATGATCAGGATTATTTCATCGAATGTTACGTAATCAATCCATCAGGTGCTATGCCTTATGGTAACAAAGTACCCGCAAAACCTGAATAGTGTGTTAGAATAGTTCTAACCGCCATTCATCATGAAAGTACCTACACAAGCAGAACTAACCCACATGCAGTTACAGGCAATGCTCAGAGAGCATTCGATTCCTGAATCTGAACTGATGTATTGTGGTGAACGTGAGTATACTACAGAATATGCTGCACATCCAGAGTATCATGGACAGATGATGCACTGGTACATTGTAGGTGGTGAGCACGAGGTGCCAGTATGCGACATTGCATCGGTTGACCGTGTTGATGATGAATCATAAAGACATTGTGAAGAAATCACAATACCCCTTGCAATGCCCACACCAATCGCATAAAATAACGGAGTCAGATCAAAAACCATGGACTGGAACAGCACCACGAAACAAGAGAAACGTAAAGATGCCTTCTACATTTTCTATGAAAGTGTACTAAAACCAGACCATCAACTTCGTCAAGATGCACATGATCAGCAATGTTATCATGAACTCCTAGAATGGCGTGGCGAAATCATTGCTTATCTTGATAAACGTAGGAATGAGGAAATGACTTAATGACTTCGCCAAAACATTTCATGGACAATCGACCAATTCTCACTAATGAAAACTATGTGCCAGAGGAAGAGTACGCTAAGCAGCGTAAATGCCGTATGCAAGACGCTATCGACGATTACCTCCAAGATGAGAGAGTCGCGCCTCGAAGAATATATGAGGAGATGCTATCTTGCGTCGATGATGTGATACAATATCATCAGCAATGTCTAGATCGTGCGAATGACCTCAAACATCTCATGATGGGTCATCGCCTTCTAGATGATATGCAAGAATTGTCTGAAAAATGGCATTACGACAAAATCCCATCCCGATACTGACATGACTGAAGAAGATTTTAGGCAGGCAATCAATAACATATTGATGATGCAAAACAACAACGATCAGAACTTCCAGATCTTGCAAGCGCAAATTGACAACTTGCAGAAACAGTTGACTGATCTTAATGATCTTAAGGAGATGTTCCGTCTCCCTAAACCAGAAAACAAGGATCGCAAAGCATTCGATGAAGTCGATTGATGATTTTGAATTACTGCAACCCGTTGAATACGATGGTATCAAGGGTTACATCTCTTTCATCTGTGAAGAATATCTAACGATATGCTTCATTGATCAACCTCTTCCCACTAGTGCAAACTCTAGATGGGGAAGACACTATGTTAACATTTTAGTATACCCTGCATTTTGGAATGAAATACGCTGTCGTCTGGATGAAGAAGAAAAAGAAGGGATCCATGTCCCGCCAACAAGCGACCTTCTACAATTTGGAAGATGCCGCTCTGTGGGAACAGCACATAAACAAAACGGTACACGCAAAAACTAACATCATCCCGATCTTTGGTGACAGTTGACGGTCTGTCCACTCCGCGCACACAGCGCACCCATTTGCCCTATACTACAGAAGTCGTCAAGGGAACACCCCATGCAACTCACAACTAACGTCTGCACAGTCGATTTCTTTCCTGAAGCATTCATTGCTGATGAAGGCGTGAAGCGTTTCCAGAAGCGTGTCACATGGAATGCTAACGGTCTCAAGTCCTACAGCACTGTGACCATGAGCACAGCACGTAACGAGTGGGAATCTCGTATTTCTAATGGTGCTGAAGTCACTGGTTACCACGTAGAGCAAATGCCACGATCCGAATACGCCCCTATGGCATGCTGATTGGTGTCCAGAGGGGTCTGTAACCCCTCTTAAGACACTATGACAATAAAATACACTGATGTGCCACTGACGACCTCTCAGATCCGATTTATGTTGGATACTATGATGGGTTGTCCTGCACGTTATACTAAACAATATTCTGCACATTATAATACTGATGCTGCAGAACTGTACAATCACCTTCTATCCCAACTGAACAATGATCACTCAAGATGACCGCAACTTTGTCAACATGTTGTTTGACAAAATGATTAAGCACACTGATATGGAAGAAATGGATATGAGTGATGATGACACTGCTGGTATGATGGCACTGGAACTGAAAGCAGCAGAACTGGAGGTGACAGTTGACGAACTGACCCGTATGATGGGTTTGCCGTCCTAGAGACGCTATACTATGTTCATACCAAGCAAGGGAACCACCCATGGCAACCACCACCGTCAAGCACTCCTTCTACAAAATCGAGATTGACACCGTGGATGCTCCGCAGCACCCCATCGTTTACTTCCGCAAGGAAGGCAAATGCACCACTGCTAAGGGCATGGATCGTCAGCACAACCGCATCGTGAACGAGACCGTTGATGCATGGCGTCCATTCTCCCAGCAAATCCGTCGCTACACAATCTCTCGTGTGCCAGCTGACGTAGTG